CGCAGCAGAAATAGCACCGATCTGTACGCCCGTGGCCGCAGCAGCAATACCGGCAAAGGCAGAGCCTAAAAACGGGCCGCCAAATTCAGCACCAAATTTATATGATGATAAAATCGCTTTTGGTGCCTCCACTAGTGCAGTTGCCAGAGCTAACGCCTTGCTCAGTTCAAAAAACTCTTTGCTGTGCTGAGAAGCCGCTGTGATCTGTCCTCTAAAACTCTCACCCTGCGCAGCTAGGCTTTCCTTTCCTTGCTTTTTTAAAACCTCTGTGCCTAAAAAAGCACCGATAGCCTCTAGTTGTTTTCTTCTTTTAATGCCTTCACGAGTTATGGTAATTAATTTCTCCTGTTTTATTCGCGCGAGTTCGGCCTCTTTTTCATCCGCATCTCTTTGTGCCTCAATATTTTTTTCTAGGTTTTGTTTTTTCTCATCAATAAACGCTAACTGTAATTTTCTTTCATCCAAAATTTCACTTATTCTAGTGTTAAATGCTCTTGTCTCTGTCCCCGAAAGCTCCGATATAGTTTCTTTTAAACTACGCATTGCTGTTAGACTGCCACCAACTCTGCCAGATAATACCTTAAACCCAGATGATATTTTAGCTAATCCAGGACCTAAAGAGGTATCAAGTATCTTTCCTAGTGTTTGAAATTCCACAACCGCTCGATTTGCTGCTAAAGACAATCTTTGCCCAAGCTCCTCAGCTTCTATGCCATTAACAATTTCGGAAACTTTCAGCATTGCCGCTGCAAGTTTGTCCCCCGCCCCAGAAGCATTAAATATTTCACCGCCAAATTTCACTATTGAATTTTTCATTGTTTGAGTAGCGCGCGCCACTGAAACAGTAAGACCATCAAAATCTTTTTGAATCGCACTTGTCTGTTTTAGAAGTGCTTCAAACACGTCCTCGGATAAAACTTGACCACTCAACACAGCCTGCCTCAATTCACCAACAGTTAGGTTCATTCCTATAGCTATCCTATTTGCCAATTCAGGGAGGTTTTCCAAGATCGAGTTAAACTCTTCCGCCCTGAATATCCCTGCACTCAAACCTTGTGTGAACTGCAAAAGACCATTTGCCATGGCCACTTGTGACGATCCGCCAATAACACCCAACTGGTTTACGGTTTCCGTTAGCTTTAACATTTGATCGTTGGTTGCCCCCAATTCAGCAGAAGCTCTGGACAATGACTGAAATAGACTTACGTTTGTGGCCAAGGTTGATCCGGTGCTTGCAGAAATCCGGTTTAACTCCATAGATACCGCCTTAAAACCGCCCGATGCCTTAGTGGCGGTTTTAATTCGCTGCTGTAGAGTATTATATGCATCTGATATGGCTATGGTTCTCTTTATAGCCACACTAGAGATCACCGCAATAAAGGCAAATTTGAGGGTTCTTAATGTCTTATTAATTGACGCTAAATCTTTATTAGCATTTTTCCTGAATTTATTGACATTACGGCCGGCACCCCTAAGACCCCTAGTGTCCGCATTTAACTTGAATGTTAAATCACCTAAATTAACAGCCATTATTTCCTTTTTCCTTTTTTAGTTTTCGACAAACTTCTAGTACTTTTTGTATCTGTCTCAAGACTGATATACGCAAACCATCTGGCAAGCTCCTGGATTGGCATAGTTTCTTCAATCTCAATAACCATCTTTCCGAGTAATTTGGCAACTTCATACACTCCTCTTACATAACCATCGGTCTTTAAGACTTTTTTTCAACATCAACATCCACATTAGAAATAGACACAAACATCTCAAACAGTGTGTCCATAAAACCACCTGACGGCTGGTTGGCCAAAGTATCATAGTCAGCATCATCATAAATTCTTTCATCTGTCCCTGGCGCATAACAGAATCTAATGACCCCCCAAACTTGATAGGCCACGCCGTCATGGGTCATTTCAAAATCACCATTACCTAGCGGAACCTTTGACACACATAGCTCTCTTAAGTCATTCCGTTGTTTAATAGTCGGCTGTCTGACTTCTATCTTTTGACCGCCGCCAACTTCTACTATTCGAGTCCCGATTTTATTGGATGCTCCAATGGTTGCCGATCTTATTTTATCTCTCAATGTGTTTGTCATTTTTAAATCCTTTCGTTTATGTAGCGTCAACTAATGCACCGTTACCTTGCAATGAACTAGAAAAAGTAACCTTTCCGTTAATGTCCAAAGTTAAACTAAATGATTCCATTACAACCTGTCCCTCAAACCCCTTCGCTATATCGTTTTCAGGGAGAATTTGAGCATGTAGATCACCTTCATTAAAAAAGAAATCCGTAAGAATCCTAAGCGCCTCATTGAACCCTGATGTTGGATATATCCACGTGAAACTAGACAACGCGTCACCGTCTAATTGTAGTGATATTTCCTCTGTCTCCACGTCCGCAACACCGCCGGTGTCGTTATCAGACTCAACTATGAACCATCCACGGATGATTTGAGGGTCTACAGTACCTAGGGTAATCTCAGCCAAGATAATATCAGCGTTATCAATATGCCCAAAGAAATCTTTATTTAAGTCATTAAATGCCGTTAAACTCATCGATACATCCTTTAGTTTCGGGACACGTGTCTTCCAGCCATTTGTAGCAGACTTGATATTTGTGTCTTCTTCCAACTCAATATTCATGTCCAGAGACCCTTGATTTACGCATACTGTGGCAGTCACCGGTATAAAATTACCGGTCACAGTAACCGGTTCTGTCCTAGCCGCCGTGAAGGTAACTGTCCCCACTAAAAAATCAATAGACTCAATATCTGCAGCATCAACAGGGACACCATTGTCCTCAAATGTTGGTGTCACCTCCCTGTCAAAAATCTCTTTGTCTGCATCATCTATTTTAAACGTGTTCCCCACGATGTTTGACATGGTTTCGTCTATCATGCCCGTAGATGTCCCGGACTTTTTAATGTTAAATTGATATGTCAAGCCGGGTGAAAAATTGCCCTCAAGACCTAAATTGAAATCTTTTAGCCCCTGTAACCTGCTTTTAAACCCTGTCGTATTAGACAAGTCTGTATTCTCCTGCATTACCACGTTTTTATTCAATGTCGGTGATTCAGCCGGCACCTCCTTCCAATCTACGCCGTCTATCGATACATTAACCTTTTTCAAATAACCAACTGATGTCATGATTTTTTCCTCCTTTTATTTATTTTTATTGCAGCACCTTGTTTTGAGGCCTTTCTTCTCGCACCTGGACCGGTAAAACATTTTCCAGAATCACCAAATTTATACCCACTTTTCCCGCCACTTGTGCACGTTTTAACTGGCATTACAAAGGTGTCCTATTCACGCCCGTAGCTGGCAACCTGACAATACGAAATGTGGCAACCATAGGTATTCTTTCTTTCTCGTCCCTTTGTAGCGCGATTATGTCAGTGGTAACCATCACACCGATATAGGTCGTCCCTCCCTGAACAAATATGGGTATTCCAAGCAGAAAATCCCTAGCTTGTAACAAATTATCATACGATGCTTCATACGATTGCGATCTTGACCTTATTTGGATGCCCGGTTCATCAATCAAGAATTTAGGGTTAGGTGGCTCACTTTCCAAATCATAAATGGTCAATGTGTCGTCTAGGGTGTCAGGCTCAGACCCAATGTTTATCCCTGAAAACCCATTGTCCAAAAGTTTCTGCCTAATATCCACACTTGTTACGTTCATACTTTTGCAAACTTTGCTATGGTGGCTAGTATTATAGGGGCGGACTCTCTTATGGCATTCTCCAAAAACTTAGCTTCACCGACTGTGTGTTTTGCCTCTAAGTCTTCATGAACGAATATGGCATAGGCCGCAATAGCGCCTATGATCCCCTCGATACTCCTTTTCTTCTTTCTTACATCTACAAAATGACTTTGACGGAGGTTGCCCGTGTCTACAGGTGTTTTTACAATAGATAATGCCTTGACTTTCAGCAGCGCCGCCCTCATTCCCGCCACAGTTTGCCCCTCAATTTTACCTATCTCTTTGTTGAGATTAGCTAAAACTTTGTCAATACCAATAAGTTCAACAGCCATTATCTGATGTCCTCAGACAACCATACTCGCCGGATAAACCTAAAACCCTTTAAACTTGGGATCTTAGATATGCGGAGAATGCGGTGCGCATTTGTCAGGATCAAAGGGTCAGTCTCTGGTGAAGAACCTAAAAATAAATAGCCGTTACGCTCCAAGTCTTCCGCCATAAAAACCACGGACCCAAAAGTTACCACCTCACCCTCAGGCGTGATAGTCTCCTTCGTTCTTTCCTCCCACCTCACAGATATCTCTATCGATGCCGCAAACACTTTCTCATTGAACTCATTCACGGACGCAGGGTCCCAATATGTTGCTATTTGTGGGAACTTCATAAAAAGTCAATCTCAGAAACAATATTGTTTAAATCCCTCAATGTCCCAGTGGAATGAGTTCAATGAGAAAGTGTTTGCGGCA